AAGCTCCGAATGTTGCGATTCAGCGCGACAGTGATGGAACTCTCTACTACCGAGTAACGCTGCCCCGTTCGAGCGGTCTCGACCAGTACACATCGCCACCACATCCCATGACCGACGGCGCGAACGTAATGGACGTTGCTGCCGACGACATGATTCACGTTCGCATCGTCACCGCTGACGGCTTGGCTGGCGTGCCTTTGTGGAAAGTTGCGCGTGAAGACATCGCAGCATGGATTGCGATTCGGCGTTTCGTGGGCGCACTGTTCAGAAACTACGCGCGTCCCAGCATGGCTCTTGTGTATCGCCGTCAGCTCAACGACCAGGCGAGGCGTGCGATACGCGAAGCGTTCGAGAGAATGTACACCGCCGAGAACGCGCATCGTGTCGCGGTGCTGGACGGCGATGTTGACATCAAGACGTTTCAGATCAACTCACGTGAAGCGGAGATGACCGCGACGTTGCTCGCGTCCTTGCGCAACATCGCCGCGTTCGGCAACGTGCCCAGTTCCAAAGTCGGCGATCCAAGCCGCACCAGCTACGCCTCACTCGAAGCGGAAATGACATCGTATCTGTCCGAATCTCTCGACCCGATTCTTGTCGCAATTGAACAGGAGATGATGGTGAAGTTGCTCAGCGAAGACGAGCAGGAGAACATGTACATCGAGTTTGAGCGCGGGGCGTTAGTGCGCACCGACCTGGAATCGCGTTACCGCGCCTACACGCAGGGCATTCAGGCTGGCTTCCTGACGCGAAACGAAGTGCGTGCGAAAGAGTCGCTGAACCCGCTGCCCGACGGAGACCGCGCCTTCGTGCCACTGAACGTTACGCTGACTCCGCCCGTTGACAGTGGAATGACACAACAGCCGCAGCAGCCAAGTTCGCAGGGGGACAACGGAGACACTAGCGATGACACTGCCGACGCTGTGTCCGATGCCGAAGAGCCGGACGACCAAGATGCCACTCACTCCTGAAAGCATCCGACAAGCAACCACGGAGCTTATCCGCCACGCGGTGTGGCGAATCAAAAAGTGCGCAGAACGCCTCGTCAAGCGAACAAAGCTGACGACTGAAGTGCTGCGTGAGAAAAACCACGCCGTCGTTGGCAGGTACTTCCGAGCGTACTGCGAAGTGCTTGATTGCGACGCCGACCAGGTAGAGGAGATGACCTATGCAGAAGCGATTAGATTCCACAAAGAGCCGACCGATTACTTCGCCGACCGCGTTGTCCGCCAGCTCTGCGAGAAATACTGCCCGTGACCTCGAAAAACGTGAGTGGCCCTCTGAGCTGGTCATCACGCGAGACGACCAGGAGATGCCGCGCGTCCGCGGTTACGCCGCCGTCTTTTATGATGGCTCTCCCAACACCGAGTTCGCGTGGGGTGGCGTAGCTGAAAGAGTGCGGCCAACCGCGTTCGACGCAATTCTCGCAGACTCGAACCACGACGTCGTCGCGTCGTTCAATCACGACCTGAACAACCTGCTTGGCCGCCGTTCCAGTGGCACACTGCGAATTGGTAAGGATGCACGCGGTCTGTGGTATGAGATTGACATGCCGCCGACAGAACTGGCGTCCGACCTGTTGCATCTGATTGCCCGCGGCGATGTGCGTGGCAGCTCGATTGCGTTCTTTGTGCGCAAAGAGACATTTGAACAGGACGGCGAGACACTCATTCGGTGGCTGGACGAAGTTGACCTGGTCGAACTCGGTCCGGTTGCGATTCCAGCTTTCCCGGCAACAACTGCAGAACTCGCCAGCTGGCGCGAGCACGTCATCACTCGCAGCCGCGTCTTTTTTCAGCAGGCCGAACACCGAGGCGTTGTGCCCTACGAAGCAACACCCACACTTGACAGCGACAGCTGGGACGCGGAAGCAGCGCTTGCTCGTGTGCGTGCCTGGGCGGGTGGCGAAGACAACATGGACTGGGCTAAGTATCGCCGTGCGTTCGCTTGGTACGATTCGGAAAACGCTGAAACGTTCGGAGCGTACAAGCTGCCACATCACGACATACGCGACGGCGAGCTGGTCGTTTCGCGTGCTGGTGTGATTGCGGCGATGCAGGCGCTACTGGGCGCCCGTGGCGGCGTTGACATTCCTGAGTCAGACCGCAAGGGCGTGTACGAACACCTGGCCAAGCACTACGCCCAGTTCGACATGGAGCCACCTGAATTCCACTCGCGGCCGACATCGCTTGTAACCGCGCGACTGCGAGTTGCTGAAGCGAAACTGCGACTGGCTGCTGCGGATGTGTAGCAAGCGAACAACCGCGTAACCTTCGTTTCGCACGCTTTAGACTTGCGTTCAATTCGCGCCGTAGCGCGAAAGGTCAGTGTGAGACATCGCATGAACCTGCAGGCACTGCGTGAGGAACGTCTGAAACTCGCTAAGCGTATGCGCGAACTCTGCGAGCGTGTTGAGAAAGAGTACCGCGATTTCACCGCTGAAGAGAACGCGCAGTGGGAACATCTGAACCGCGAATACGACCGTCTCGGCGAGTTGATTGCACGACAGCAACATCTCGCAAAACTCGAAAGAGAGCTTTTTGAACCGGCAGCTCCCGCCCCGAAACCGCCCGTGATGAAAGGCGCTCCGCTTCCGTTCCATCGCGTGTTGCCCACTCAAGCTCTCGCTGCATGGATCAAGTTCCGCTCTGGTCGGGCAATCAGCGACGAAGAGCACGAACTCTGCGAGCAGTACGGTGTGCGTCTGGATGCACGTGAATTGAGCTTCTCGCTGCTCACGTCAGCTGAACTGCGTCAACTCCAAGTCAGTCCAGCGACTGCTGGCGGTTACACTGTGCCCGTGGATTTCTCGGGCGAGCTGGAACGCGCTCTCATTCAGAACTCAAACATCCGCCGCGTGGCACGTGTCATCCGCACCGATACAGGCGCTGAGTTGCGCTGGCCGCTCGCTGACGACACTGCCAGCAAGGCGGCAATCGTCGGCGAAGCAACGGATGTAAGTTTCACGGGAGTCGGTTTTGCGCACAAGGTTTTCAACGCATACAAGTACGGGACAGCTGTTCGCATCACGAGTGAGTTGCTGGAAGACAACGCAGTCGGACTTGACCGCGAGCTGCCGCGAATCCTGGCTGAACGCCTGGCCCGCGGAACTGAGGAACACTTCGCGATCGGCAGCGGTGTCAATCAGCCCGAAGGTGCTGTAACGGCCGCGTACGTTGCAGTAACAGCAGCTGCGCAGAACGCGATTACGGCAGACGAACTGCTGGACTTGATCCACAAGCTCGATCCGATTTATCGCCGTAACGCTGTCTTTATGATGCACGAATCAACGCTTGTGGCGATTCGCAAACTCAAAGACAGCACTGGTCGCTATCTCATTGAGCAGCAGCGCGCGATGAACACTGAGTTTCCCGACACATTGTTCGGGTATCCCGTCGTCATCAACCGCTGGTTCCCTGAGCTTGCCGCCGATAAGAAGGTCGTGCTCTTCGGTGATTGGTCCCGTTTTGTTATCCGCGACGTCGCTGAAATGCGTTTGATTCAGGCGGCTGAACTGTACGCTGTCAGCGACCAGGTCGCGTTCATCCTGTTCAGCCGACACGACTCACGACTGCTCGATGCCGGCAGCCATCCGATTGTGGCACTCAAGACGGCCGCATAATACTAATGACTGACACCACGATGACAGTGCGGCTGACGACTTACTTGTCCGGGCACGGCATCTATGCTGAGCCTGGCCAGGAGGTAACGCTGCCAGCTACCGTTGCACAGAGGCTGATTGCAACTGGACAAGCTGAGCCTGTGCAACGCGAAGTCGAGACACATTCACTTGACACATCGCACCGCTCGCCACACCGCAGACGGTTGCGTCCTCCTCCCGCGTAGCCGGGCAGCCTTCACTGGCTGCCCGGCCCCGCCTTCACGAGGTCGGCGATGCACACAGTAACGGCACTGAACGAGCTGTTGCAGGGCGGAACGTTCACGCTGCTCGAAGAGGGCACCTGGTTGCCTGTCTCGGTTGAACGCGCACGTCAGCAATGCCGCGTTTACACGAACACAGAAGACGCATATCTCGAATCGCTCGTCCGCACCGCGACGAAGTGGCTCCTAGACATGCACGGTTTAGTCGTCGTCAACTCGCGTTATCGCTGGGAGACCACATGGCGCGACGCGCCGCAACTGATTCTTCCGTTCTATCCTGTCGCGGAAATAATCAAAGTCGAATACTTTGACACGTCAGGAACTCTGACCACGTTGCCGCCTGACGATTACTCGCTGGCACTCGGAACAAATCCGCCCTATCTCATAAGCCGCAAAGTTCGCCCGTGGTTCAGCAGCGACATGCCCCAGGGTTATGCTCGCGCGGTGTTCTGGCCGCCTTCTGACCCAACCAGGCCGCTGCCCGTCAAAATCGAAATGCGATGCGGCTGGCCCGATGCGGGCGTTGTGCCCTATCCGGTTCAACAGGCAATCCTGCTCCTGGTCGGCCACTTTTACGAGAATCGCTCGGCAACTGAGGTGCAGACAACGCAGGAAATCACGCTCGGTGTAACGCAACTGCTGACGCCGTACATCACACGAATCATCTGAGATGCGCCCACGATTTCCCGGCAAACTGCGACATCCGTTCCGACTCGAAATAGACCAGAGCGCCAGCCCCAACACCAGCGGCGAAACTTCGCCCAACTGGCAAGTCGCTGTCAGCGTCATCTTCGGTGCGCTCGAACCGCTCAGCGTGCGCGATCAGTTGACGGGCACAAAAGAGATGTACGGCGTTTCTGCGAAGCTGACGATTCGCGACCCACGCATCGCATTGCCGCCTGGCCGCGTCCGGTTCGTCTCGCTGCAGGACGGTCGCACCTGGTACCCTGGAACGGTGCCACCGCCCGACGCGGATGGGTACATCGTGATGACCGTCAGCGAGACGCAGATATGATTCGTCCGATTGTGCGAGTTGAGGCAGCGACAGCTCTCGCGGAGCTGCGAACACTGGGAAGCAAAGTTGCTGTGCAAACCGTTCAGAAAATCGTCCGCGCGGTCGGTCGTGCAGTTGCGAGAGAGCTGAAAGCCCGCGTGCCAGTGCTGTCGGGCGCACTCAAACGCAGTATCAAAGTTCGCAAACCGCAGCGATTCCGCCGCAGGCCCGGATACGAAGCGGTGATGGTGTATCCAGACAAAGACTTCCGCAAGGGCTGGTGGTCAGGGTTCGGCGTGGCCAGGATTCACCGGCCCGTCAAGTATTTCCACCTTGTCGAGCTGGGCGTGAAACCGCACACGTTCATCATCCGCCCAGTAATCCACGGGATTCGCCGTGAAATCGTGGTTCACCATCCCGGCATTCGCAGGCCCGTTCACGCGAGCCAGGCCGCAGCAGAAGCGGTGCAACCGATGTTGCCGAACATCGCACGCGAAATTCTGGACAAGCAGCTGATGAAGTACAAGTACGGCAAGGGTGCACGATGATACGCGACGCAGAACAGCGAGTGCGAGATTTCCTGCTGGCTGATGCTGAAGTGAACGCGGCAGTTGGTGGTCGCATCGCAGTCGGTGAGCTGCGCGCTGGTGTTCAATTGCCCGCGATTGCAATCCAAAGCAGCGACATGCAGGTGGAACAATCGCTGAGCAACCCCGCTGTTGTCAGACACGTGTCAGTGCTCATAGCAGTGTGGGGACAGGGCAGACCTGCAACGGTTGCTGTGTGCGACAAAGTGCTGCTGCGAATAACAAGCGAGGCGGCAGCAAACGAGGGCATCTGGTTTCAGTCAGGCGCACGCGGCCCGCAATTGGAAGAACATGAGAGCGACATCTACAGTTGCACCGCCAACGTGGACGTGTGGCTGTGAGCTGTTAGCGATTACGATGTGGCGTCTATCTCCCACGTCAGGTTTCCTGCCAGGAACCGTATCAGCGCATCCTGTCTATCTCCCACTGCAGTCCACCGCAGGCATAGATGGTTGCCACCACAGTCCGAGTGGGGCATCGTCTATCGCCCAGTATAGTTCGATTGTGACCAGCGAGTTGCCTGAACGGCCGGGCTGGCTAGTTAGCGTCTATCTCCCACTATGGTTCACTTATGACCGCTCGGCTGCGCTCCCAGGCTCGGTTGGGGCGTTGGGTCTATCTCCCACCGTGGTTAGCTTGTGACCGTGAAATTGCTGACGCGAACTCACAAACTGCCTCGAAGTCTATCTCCCACCATACTTGACCTGTGACAACTCGCCCGTCTTGGTCTGCTTTTACGCTCTAGCTGTCTATCTGCCACCATAGTTCGATTGCGACGGGACAATTGTGTGTGCCCAATTCTAGCGCTCACGCGTCCATCTCCCAATACAGTGTGCTTGTGACCAAGTCACACAAAAACAAGCCGCGTTTTCGGGAGCGTCTATCTCCCACGTTGAATTCCCGCAACCGAGCAGTCTATCCCCCACCATAGTTCGCTTGTTACGATATGCCATCCGCCGCGGGGCGTTTTTGCTAGCGGGTCTATCCCCCACCATAGTTCGCTTGTTACTCCCAAACGATTACGCGGCGCCGGCCAATTTTCAGTGAGTCTATCTCCCACCATGCTTGGCCTGTGACGTAGTCAGCTGTTTCACTGACCGTCAAAACTGCCTGGTCTATCTCCCACCTATGCTGTCCAGCGGCGATCGTGTAGGCAGGCAGGCCAATGTCTATCGCCCGCGACGCCACGTGAGTGTTGCAATTCAGCTGCACGCTCCCTTTATGATGTACCTTTGCCTATCTCCCACCTTAGTGCGCTTGTAGCTTTTACAGTTTGCTTGAGGTGGCACCTGCAAGCGGTCGTCTATCTCCCACCATGGTTTGTTTGTCACACAATGATTTTGGGGTAAAACACGTTGAACGCCCGCTGTCTATCTCCCACCATAATTTGTTTGTCACCCGCGATTGCCACTGGGTTTAATATCTTGATTAGTTGTCTATCTCCCACCACAGTTCCCTTATCCCCACATGCACAAATCCCATCCTGGCTCTCACACCGCAGCCATTGACATTGCCAGCGTCTATCGCCCGCCACGTGGTTCACCTGCGACGGAAGCGCTGCTGGGAATTACATTCCGACTATCGCGTGGTCTATCTCCCACTATGATTCGCTTGTGGCATCTGGGCAGTGATCAGGAGCCAAGTGGCGGGTTGGGTCTATCTCCCACCATAGTTCCCTTATCACCGCTGAAAACCGCCGCGCTTTGGGCCGCACTGGAGTGTCTATCTCCCACCATGGTTCACTTATGACGGAAAGGAAAGGGGTTCAAGGGGAAAGGGAAGTCTATCTCCCACCATAGTTCGTTTGTCACACAATTCGCACAAAAAGGATGGCAAATGCTCACCGAGGCCTATCTCCCACAGTGGTTGACTTATGACCCGTTCAAGGTCACATGGCTCGATGCAAACAGCAAGTCTATCTCCCACTATGGTTCACTTGTGACTGCATCGGTGCTTTGGGCTGTTATTATCGGCGAGTCGTCTATCTCCCACCATAGTTCGCTTGTCACCAAACATGCGAACACGTGCATCACGCACACCTGTCAGTCTATCTCCCACCATGGTTCACTTGAGACCGAGCGATGGGCGCTCGCTGTGGCCACGCACTATGGGTCTATCTCCCACCATAGTTTGCCCGTGACTGAGTTATCTAGTGGTCTATCTCCCACCATAGTTCGTTTATCACAATTGCGCCGCGCAGATGGGTCTAAATTCTGCGTCAAGTCTATCGCCCACCATAGTTCGCTCGTGACCTCTTTAATAGACAAAATGTCAGGAAGCCTATACGGGTCTATCTCCCACCACAGTTCGCTTGAGACTCGCAAGGCCACTGCTCGTTCAAGACATAACCATCGGTCTATCTCCCACCATAGTTCGCCCGTGACCTATCGCAGTCGCTGTTTCGCGGACAAGCTCGCAGAAGTCTATCTCCCACTCCCGCAATAGGCGCACAAAAACGGCCAGCGACGCAGTCACGGTGGGGACAGACGAACGCCGCTGGCCGCACACAGGAGCCGCAAGAGCTTCCGGCACCAGAGTAACGGCCTGGGCGCGTTGGTGGGGAGATTAGTGGGCCCGTTACCGGGATTCGGGCCAAGGGCCCGTAAGCCACGGAGGTCATACACGAAGCCCCCAGCCCCCTGTGGATAGACAGCACAGGTTTGCAACCCAGGCCGTTACTCTGGTGCCGGTTCGCCGTTCGTCTCACAACTGACCTCCCGCGTCTTAGTCTTTTTTACCCACCTGGCGGGTACCCCGGCAAGTCTGGCTTTTCTCATCACATAGTCAGGCAGTCGTTTCAACCGGAACGGCGCGCCACCAACCCACCGCACGCCCCACTGTTTGCTCTGCGCAATTGCGACAATTGACCTCGCTGTTACGTGCAAACACCGCTCCCATTCCGCGCCGACACGATGCAGACCGAACGTGTCGCGCATTCGCTTCTGCTTGTTCCGCGCGTGCACGAACTGCCAGGACATCGCAGGTTTCAGGTGATTTTCGTAAAGCTGCGCGAACACTTCCATGCACTCGCCGTTGGGATAACGCAGAGCAACAGACGGCGGACTGCCACGCAGCCAAGTGCTCTCCACTTCGAGCCACTGCTCGGCTTCGTACGGTTGCGGACACTGCACGCGGAACGTCACTGCGAGAAACCACGTCCACTTCTCGTACTCGTTACGCCGTTTGCGATAGAGTTTCGCAGCTGCAGGCCTCGCCATGCCACCTAGCGCGTCGTCAAGAAATTTCCGAACGTATTCGCTTCGCGTCAAAAGCGGCAGCACCATCACCGACCGACTGCGCATCGCGTAGGGTCTGCAATCGCACAAATCGAGCCAGCCTGCATCGGGCGGAATAACGACACCTGGAAACACACCTTTCGCAGCGATGTAAAGAACCGCTGCCGCCTGCAACTCACCACCTTTGCGTCGCACCAGCACATGACACCGCCGCGCACCGGACGTGCCCAGGAAAAGCAGTTGCTCGCCGAGTTGCGGTCGCGTCGCTTTCGAGAGCCATCCGTGCGAGAGCAGATTGCCCTGCCAATCCAGGAAGTCATCGTTTGTCTCGAACTCCCGGAAGATCGCTTCCTTCAGCAGCTGCTCGTATGGACGCGGCTCCTTGACGCGGCTTGCCCAAAAGCCAGGACGGAACCGCAGCTGCCGGTTTTCGTGCATCTTCATCAGCTGAACGTATGACGCAAGTTTCGCGGCAACATCATTGCGCAGGTCTTCACGCAGACAACCATGCAGGATGCGTGATTCGCCATTGACTTCCTCGCACTTAGGCAGCAGCTTCAGCACTCGCCGCGCGTCCACCTCGCCGTCCATCTCACCGAAATCAATGTGCGACAGTGCCCAGCGGCACATCCGCACTACCGTCTCCGCGTACACATCGCCGAACTTTTCCAAAGTTTTCTGCTGCCAGATGGTCGTCTTCGGGATGCGGAAAGTTACAGTGAGCATTTGGTCGGGCATGGCGTCTCCCCCGCGTTAGTGGTTGCCTCTCCGCTGTTACCCATTACGTCGAGTGCCAGGTCAATAATCCTGTCCACCACCTCAGCGCGCAGCTCACATTGCCGCCTCGCAAATTTGGCCAGCGTGCCAGGCATCACTCCAACCGCATCAGCGATTGCCGAGAAACTCCAGCCCTTTGCAAGCAGCTTGTCAACGTACATTCGCGCCGTGTTGCCAGACGGGTTGCAATGCATCACCAGCACCTCGCTGACCTTGTCCCAGAGTGCCGGGTCAATGCGTCGCCGTCTGCCGCCTGTAATCTCATAGAAACGCAGCCGCACAGCTCGACCAATTGCCCGCGACACGCACGCTTCCAGCTCCTTTATCGTCAACCCCGCACGTCGCCTCCACAGCCGCAGCCGCTCTGGCGAAAACGCAGGCAAGTTGGCGTAACGCTGCCGAAACGCCGCCAAGTCATCGCAGAGAATCCGCAGCAACGCGGGCCGCAGTTTAGTGCGCAGCTCTCGCAGGTTTTCGTGTCGCAGTTGCCGCAGCACACCAAGCGGAATCGCAAGCCGCGAGCACAACTGCGTGAGACAAAAGCCCTGCGATTTTGCCCATTTGACGTGCGTGTAGATGTCTTCGAGAACCCAGCGAAGCGGTCTTTTGCGTACTTCGCCGTTCAGTTCCACCGTACCGTTGTCCATCGTCCTCCTCCCGTTTCAGTGACCCATTGATTCGCCAATTTCGCAAAAATTCGCGCGCGGGGCCGCCCACGTTACACGGCGGGCAAGCGGTAAAATTTTGGCCCCTATCCCCCAGCCGCGGTCTGCGCAAGCCCAGGCCACAAC